ATCTAATCGAGAATGAAAACGAGTTTCAAGGCGATTATCACAATCTTATGAAACAATATCTAAATTATGTATATGATTCTAGTTTAGATGACAATAAAAAACGTCAATATATAGTGACTATTTCAGATCACATGTATAAAGACGTCTTTGTACTAGATAAAGAAATTAATGCTTTTGCTTGCTGGGTTAATCTTGAGAAGATTTAGAATCGTCGTTTGATTCAGAATCAATGTCACCGTCTTTCTTCCTTTTAAATACTTTTTTAACTATAGCCATTAAGCCTGTCCCAATCAAACCGGATACCCATCCCCACACAGCTGATATAGCTGCTGCGGCAGTTTTACCTAAAAACATAAAAGAGTGTAATGCAACTCTCCCGGCTAACTTCAATAGTTTAAAGAGTTTCTCAATAGCGGTTTTAAGTAATTTTTTAAATTTCTTCGGTCCATTGTTTTTATAAAACATATAACCACCACCTGCTGCAATTGCAGTACCGGCGCCGAATATTAAACAGACATCTAATGTTGATAGCCCCATACCAGCTGCATATGTTAAGATAGATTGCACAGCTTGGCTTGGTATATTTAACATACTACCTATGGCGGATGACGACTCCGCTGTAGCGGCAACAGCACCTTCGGCAGTAATGTGTGGTGCTATAGCATCAACAACTACATCTGGTGAGGCTTGTGTTAATGGTTCGACAGATACACCGCCATTTGAAATAGCATCAACCGCATTCGATACCGAATCGGATGTTAATGCATCGTGACCTAATTTTGCGACCACTAACGAAACTGCGATATCTGACAGTACTTTTGCTCCACCTACAATATAAGGAATAGCTGGTAAAGCAAATACTGCTTCATTTAAGACTCTCTCATTATGAAACTCAGCAAACGTCTTCACTAGCAGCTTTCCTCATCGCTAATTTTCATCTTACCAGCTTTATCTAAAGCTGCTTGTCCGAGTTTCTGAAGCTGTTCTGATGTAAGGTAGTTTAAAGCTTTCATCAAACCATCCAAGCCAATTCCAGCACCTTTTGCTATAGCACCAGTAGCTGCAAGCCCTGTTTTTGCAGTAGCCTTACCTGTCATTTTAGCAGCGCCTTTTGCGAAATCACCAAAACCCTCCTGTACTTGTGTGTAAGCTTCTTCTAATAGTTGTATGTCTTGGTTTTTCATAAAATTATCCGTTAATTGGCATATACTGTGCAGTATAATTCTCGTTAACTGCTGGAGATGGTGTAGCAGGCTTCGAAGGAATCTTAGTATTCTTTCTAGCGTTCGAACGCTCTGACTTCTTGAGGCTATCACCTTGTTGTGTCATAGTTTGTTGTTCGTTTTCATCCTCTTCATCTACCTCGACCGGGTCGATTTGTACTTTATTATCATATCTCTGAGAATCTGGTACAGGTGACCTATTAATACCATCATCATGTACTTGAAGAATACTAACTGGTACTGTCACGGCATTCTTATTGTCATACAGTCCGTTTGCTAATTCTACTGCTACATCAGCAAAATACGATGATCCACGATTATCTTCATTCCCAGGAGCTCTTGAAGGCATTTCTGTCTTAATATTGATAACCTTCTTATTAAGGTCATTATCAGTGAATAGACTAGTGATGTATTCTTTAACACTGTCAGGTAAGCTTTTAAAGCATTCTTTACCTTTATAGCCGTCTATTAATGACACTCTATCTCCTACGAGAACACCGCCGTTAGTCATTTTTTGAATAGTACTTTCGATTAAATTTAAAAACTTATGTGACATATTATTATTTATTGTTTTAAGTACATTATTCTATAGCTTAAATATTATTATAATGGCTTCTATCAACCTAGATATCATAAGTGTACTGGATACTGATCGCGACGAGACAACGATTTACAAGGATTTACATCTAGATCTATCGCTAGATTATACTCTCAGTAATGAATTAGAAAAAGATCAGCAGATTACCGACATTACGTCTGATAATAACGTAGGTGCTATTAGAAACGCTCTAATTAGCTTATTAACAACATCTCCAGGTGAAAAAATTCTAAATCCATTATTTGGTATCAATTTTGGAGATATTTTATTCTTACCAGTTACAGAGGAGAGAGCGAATGTTATAGGTAGCAATATTATATCAAATATATCTAAATTTGAACCGCGAGTTAAAATTTTAAACCTCGAGATAACACCTGTCATTGAAGAGCAGGAATATATTTGCGATTTCACATATACGATCCCGAGATTTAATAACCAAACACTACAATTAAAAGGTAGCCTATCACAATCAGGCTTTTACGTGTAATTTACAAATTCCCTTATAAATATAAATATGGCCAATAGTGTTAATACTGATTTTACTTTACCTAGAGATGCTTATGCTACGTTTGATGCTCTAACATTAAAGCAACATATTAAAGACCGCTTAAATGAAGGCGGAGTCTTCACAGATCAAAACTTTGAAGGTAGTAACCTATCATCTCTTATTGATATTGTTGCATTTTCATACCATCTATCGTTATTTTACCTAAATCAAACATCGTCTGAAGCATTATTCGATGAAGCTTCTGTATTTGAAAATATTAATCGAATTACTAAACTTATTGGTTATAAACCTACAGGTTATAAGACATCAGTATTATCGTTTAATGCTACTGCCAGTGAATTACTGCCTATAAACATTTATACAGTTAAAAGATTCTCATATTTTAATATCAACGGTTTAGATTACTCGTTTATAGGAGACGCTACATTTAGTAAGACAGTCGAGGGTACTGAGAGTTTAAATTCGCTATCTGATAATACATTACTATACCAAGGTAAATTCTTTGAACATCCCGTACAAAATGCCCTTGGTCAAGATTTTGAAGTTGTACCGTTGGTAGTAAAGGATAATATTAACGATACAGCTGTTAATATTGAACATGATTCAATAAATGTATTCGTTAAGAAGTTTGATAATAATAAGTATATTGAATTCATAGAAACAGATTCGGTATTTAATGAAGATTCCGCAGCATATGTATTTGAAAAAAGATTAAACGAGAATGGATTCTATGAACTTAAATTTGGTAACGGGGTTAACGGAGTTAAGCTAGGTGCCGGGGACAGCGTTTATATATACTATCTAAAAAGTGACGGCGCTGCTGGAAAAGTATCAGCTAATAAACTTAACGGTAACAATATTAATATATTTACCACATCACAGTTTGAAACAATATCTCAATTTATATACGATTCTGATACTCAGTTTTTAACTCAACAATTAGCGTCAAATATTGCTTTTGTAAATCAAAATGCATCTACAGAACCTGCAGTTATTGAAACAGTAGATCAGATAAAAACTAACGCGCCGAAAGTATTTTACTCGCAAAATAGAATAGTAACCTCAGACGACTTTGAGACATATATTGAAAAGAATTTCGCGAATATTGTTACAAGCTCTGCATTAGTTAATAATGAGGCGTATATTGATAATGTTATAAAATATTATTACGATTTAGGGCTAGATAGACCGAACGATGATTCGAGGGTTGTCTTTAATCAGGTAAAATTTGCAACGACCGGTCAGATGAACCACGTGCACGCGTATATGGTACCTCTTATTAAGACAGTTGATAGTGATAATAACCTTTATTATTTAACGCAATCGCAGAAAGCAGAGATTATAAACGGCGCGGTAGATCAGAAGATGATTAACGCAGAAATTATACCACATGACCCTGTTTATACTGGCATTGGTATTGGCTTGGAATTGATTGGAACCGCTCCAGATATTGCTGATTTAGATACTACATATTTAGTTATAGAAAGATTGCTAAATGACCGGATAAGCATTGATAAAATACAAGAGTTGGTAGCTAATATTTTTAAAAATTATCTAAGCCCGGTGAATGTTAGTCTCGGAGTTACAATTAATATTAACGATCTGACATCTCAGATTCTTTCAATCCCTGGTGTTAAAGGAATTAAGACTCGTAGAGTTGATAGTACAGGTCGCATTCTCCGCGAAACACCTTTTATTAATTTGTATAATTTCAATTCTGTTTATACAGATGTTGATATAAGTAGTTCATCTTCTAATATAACCTTACCATTCTTTAAGTTTCCATTCTTATGGAATGGTAGTGTTAAAGATAGAATTATAGTGGAGACGGTTGAAAGCTAATGCCTGTAACTAATATCGACAGTGTACTTTATAATTTCGATAGATCTTATGATGATTTACCGGCGGTCAATCTACCTATACGTATTTTAAATCCAAATTATGCCGATAGCAGTACTCTACTACAAGTTACATCTGCTTATACTAACGAGCAAGATAAATTAATATTTTATCCGTTTTTTGGCGATACGTCAGGATTTACTGATTACAGTGGTCTGAGTGTTACTCCGCTTGTCGATAATTACCGGTACTTTATCGATTTTGGAGACGGTACAATAACTTCTGATCTAACTGCGGAGCATTATTATAAATACCCAGGTGAATATCAAATAACATTAGTAGCGGTGGATAGCGCTACTAATTTCTACAGAAGCGAGCAACGACCTACTATAAAAGCATACAACGTCATACCAGATAAAATATTCTTAACATACAAAGAAGGTAATAGTGCTCCTAATTCTACTTTTAAAAATCCATTACATGTGACGAGATATAATTCATATCAGAGCTGGCCTAGTGTATCTGCCGATGGAGGTTATAGTATAACCTTATCAGTTTCAGGTAACAAAAGTAAGTTTGTAAAGCCAGACGATTATTATTCGGATAATTATATTCAATTAAAAAAATTTGCAGCGTTCGTACAGTCAGGAGAGAACGACGGTCCTATCATTGTCAATAGTATTACGACAAATAACGATAAAATATACGGTAAGCGGTTTGTAACTGCAGTTAGCGATTATGTATTCTTTAATGAGCCGGTTGATGGTTCTATTTTTCTCGGAACTTCCGGTACATCTATGTTTTATTATTACGAAGATTAAATGTAGTAATAAATATTGATATGGGTAGCCATAATACAATTATATTTGCGTCTTTTAATACAGATAATTTTAAAGACCCAGAGAGTGGATATTTAGATTTGAAATCCAGTGACATGTCATATACCAACATGTCACCTAGTAATTTAACATTTACTATATCTAGTACACCTATAACAAACGATGATTATATAGATTTTACAACAAATGGTATCGACGGCTTTGGTAGTAATTTAAGCGCGTTTCAGATACCTAAAATTAATTTCGCGCAGCAGAATATATACTTTGTTGCAAAGTTTAGAAGTTTAAGCGGGGCTCCGAGAAAGAGCTTCGAAAAACCTGTAGAAAATATTGAATTGCTAATAACGCAATCAGTCTCTAGCGAAGACCGCATAGTCACCTGGAACGAGAATGATAGTATTTTGATTAAAGAATCATCTATCTTTCTCGATTTAATATTAGGTGACGGTACAGTGGTACCATCGGAATCAGCGATATTTACAATTAATTACGGTGATTTATTAGATAATGACGGTGGTGGTTATCTTAAAGCGTATTTATATTCTTACCAGACAGGTACCGACAATCGCATACGGTTTATATATCAAAATGATGATTTCGGTATATCGTTATCAGGGTACTCGACCCCGTTTGATATATTGCCTGCAGCTGGTACATCAGATGTACGTAAGATAAACGAGAATAATAACCAAGCTCAGAATTTTAAAGATCTTAGATTCCAAGACGTTCTTCAAAATAAACCAGCGTTGTTCGATGATTTCTTAGGTCAGATTGTAGGTACAGATAAGCAGTCTCCGGATACTTTAGGTATAAAGAATTTTGAAAAGACAGCTAACTTTGTATCGAATATAGCTGACCCGGATACTTGTAATCTTAAATCACTAGGCTCTCTGTTAAAAGAGCTTAATATAACATTCGAGGAATATAATCAGCAATTTCCGCCTTCTTTACAGCGATTAGTTGATATTTTATCAGTAGGTGTTAGTAGGCAAAAAGGCGGTACTAATCAATATCAATTAAATTTTAATGATAAAGGATTTACTAATAAAACTGTATTCGGTAAAAATAAAGGCGACTTATTACCGGTTGATACTACTATATTGCATACCGGTCCTGAATCTCGAAATATTATAGCTCTAGAAAAATTTAGTGAAGAATATTCTTTAATTAATACTAATATATTGAGTGCATCTGACGTAGAGTATAATGGTGTTAATACATACCCGTTATCGACCTATAATAGCACCTGGGGCTGGGGCTTAGTTCTACCGGCAGGTATAGAAGGTATAGATATAACAGACTATTATCAATTTTATGACTTTGATAGTACGACAGAAGGCTCATTATTACAAAAGTTTGTTGATTTTGACAATATAGAAAATACATATATCACATCTTTAACATCAGATGAGGATTATTCAAGGAAGTGGGGAGAGATGGAGAATATTATATCGCATAATTTATATACTAATCTAAATCTTATCTCAGGCTCTTAAAATTTGAATAAATATTTTATATGGCCGAGCAATTTAATAATATATTAGTTTATAACAGTATAACTAATACTCTAGATGATGAAAAGAGAGATCTAAACTCACCCTTCTCTTTTTTAGAGTTCTTAAACTTTGGCGATATTTTAACTAAAGAGATAAACGAGCTAGGTCTCTATCAGCAGTATCTCAAGAACTGGGAAAGTGTAACAAATATATCTTTGACAT